TATGGACGACCTCACAGGCCGCGTAACTAATGACATGGTGAAGAATCCGCTGTCTGACCAGTACGAGATCGTTGAGTTTCCGGCAATTCTGGACGCAGAAGATGCAGATGGGAAGCCGATACAGAAGCCGTTGTGGCCTGAGTTCTTTGATCTGACGGCTCTGGAGCGTACAAAAGCGTCCATGCCTGCGTTCCAATGGAACTCACAGTATCAGCAGCAGCCCACTTCAGAAGCAGCGTCAATTGTCAAGAGGGAATGGTGGAATATATGGCCGAATGACACCCCACCAGCCGTGGAATACATAATTATGTCCCTTAACGCCGCCGCAGAGAAGCATAACCGTGCCGATTACACCGCGCTTACAACGTGGGGGGTGTTCTTTAACGAGAATGAGAACGCACATCACCTTATTCTCATGGATTCTATCAAGAAACGGCTGGAATTTCCCGAATTAAAGACACTTGCCATGGAAGAATACAACAAATGGGAGCCTGATTCGTTTATTGTGGAGAAAAAGTCCTCTGGGACCGCTCTTTACCAAGAAATGAGGCGGATGGGCCTGCCTGTGCAGGAATATACCCCCCACAGAGGCACTGGGGACAAGCTCGCAAGGCTTAATTCTGTAGCAGATATCATCGCCTCGGGTATTGTGTGGGTGCCAGCCACCCGTTGGGCGGACGAGCTAGTAGAAGAAGTAGCTGGGTTCCCGTTTATGTCGAACGATGACCTTGTTGACTCCACGGTTATGGCTCTTTTGAGGTTCAGACAGGGTGGATTTATACGTCTTCCGACTGATGAAATAGACGACGAGCCGACTTATAAGCATCGCAGAGAGTACTACTAACCTTTTTCTGCTAGTTTATCGATCTTACCTTCTAGGCGTATTAGGTGATCTACCACCCTAGTGAGTTCTGACTGGTGGTCTTCTCGCTTGATATAGTTCTCACGCGTCATATTGAGCAGGATGTTAAGGCGTTTAACTTCGTTGTGCAGTTGGTTAAACCACCAAGCCAGAGGCGCTAAGATAAGCACTAAAACAATATCCCAGACCATCGGTATAGAAACTTCCATGAATAACCTCACTGTTCAATCTTTACCGTACATAAAATAATGTTTTGGTTCAACACAGAATTATGCTATGCTGAAGTTATACACAGTTCACGTATTTTACTCCTCCAGAAACTAGGGGTCTTTATGGCCTCGTTTTTTCTGTTATAGTGCGAATTGAAGCGTGTCTCTCCCAAGCGCGTTTCACGGCGAGGTGGACGCCCCCACCCACTGGTCTGCCTCGCCACTAGACGCGCAGTAGTATAATCTGCTAATGTCGTAACATATACACAGTTAGGAGACTGTAATGGCGGTCGAGAGACAGATGGAACCCTCGGACTTAGACATTGAAGGTACAGATGCGGCGGGGATTGAAATAGAAATCGTAAACCCTGAAGCTATGTCTATTGATACAGGCGATGGTGGGGTAATTATTGATTTTGAAGGTGGTATTGCTGACGAGCTTACGGGCGGCGCTCACGATGAAAACCTCGCAGAAGTGATTGAAGAAGCTACTTTAGAGTCTATGGCTTCTGAACTTGTGGGGGACTTTGAGTCTGACCGTGAGTCTCGCCGTGATTGGGCAAGAGCCTATGTTAAAGGCTTAGACTTACTAGGAATGAAGATCGAAGACCGCAGCCAACCTTGGCAAGGTGCCTCTGGTGTGTTCCACCCAGTACTGACTGAAGCTGTTGTACGGTTCCAAGCACAGGCTATGGGGGAGCTTTTCCCTGCATCTGGGCCTTGTCGCACCAAAATCATGGGTAAAATGACCCCTGAGAAGCTAGATCAAGCGGATCGAATCCAGACAGAGATGAACTACCTCCTAACAGAGGAGATGACAGAGTACCGCGACGAGACAGAACAGATGCTGTTTAAGCTCCCACTTGCTGGTTCTGCCTTTAAAAAGGTCTATTATGACCCGATTATGGAGCGTCCAGCCTCTATGTTTGTCCCAGCAGAGGACTTTGTAGCGTCTTACGGGGCAGCAGACTTGATGACATGCCCACGATATACGCACATAATGAAGAAAACATCTAATGAAATCTTAGAGTTACAGGTAGCAGGCTTCTACAGAGATGTTGATCTGCCTGACCCAGAGGCGGACTTCTCTGACATCCAAGAGAAATACGACGAGCTTGATGGGGAGAGCGCCGTCATAGAAGATGATGATCGCCACACGATCCTAGAGATGCACGTTACTATGAATATGCCGGAAGAGTTTGACGATCCTGATGGTATCGCACGTCCGTATGTCGTTACTATTGATAAGTCCTCCCGCGAAATTTTAGCCATCAGAAGGAATTGGTACGAGGATGACCGCAAGAAGAAGAAACGAGCGCATTTTGTTCATTACAAGTATTTGCCGGGACTGGGTTTCTACGGTACGGGGCTTATTCATCTCATCGGTGGTCTCGCCAAGTCTGCTACTTCGATTCTTCGGCAGCTCATTGATGCTGGTACACTATCGAATCTACCTGCTGGCCTTAAAGCTCGCGGTCTCCGTATTAAAGGTGACGACACCCCTCTTATGCCGGGTGAGTTCAGGGACGTGGATGTACCGGGTGGTGCTATTAAAGATTCGATTACGTTCATTCCTTACAAAGAACCATCGTCTGTCCTCTATTCGTTACTGGGCAATATTGTCGAAGAGGGAAGGCGAATTGGTTCAGTTGCAGACATTCAAGTAGGTGACATGAACGCACAGGCACCTGTGGGTACAACGCTTGCTTTGATGGAACGCTCCATGAAAGTTATGTCGGGCGTTCAGGCGCGTATGCACGCAGCTATGAAGAAAGAACTTCGTCTGTTGTCGAGCATTATCCGTGACTATATGCCAGCAGAATACGCTTACGAGATGGATGGTGACTTTGATCGTCGGAAAGACTTCGACGCTCGTGTAGATGTTATCCCTGTATCTGACCCTAACGCCGCGACAATGTCCCAGCGGATCATGCAGTATCAGGCAGCTCTACAACTTTCTCAGCAGGCTCCACAGCTCTACGACTTGGGTAAGCTACACCGACAGATGCTTGAGGTTCTTGGCATTCAAGACGCTGGGGATATCATCAAGTTACCTGAAGACATCAAACCGTCTGATCCTGTTACAGAGAACATGATGATGCTGAAGCAAGAGCCTGTCAAAGCGTTCAAGTATCAAGATCATGAGGCGCACATCACTGTACACATGGCTGCAATGCAAGACCCAAAGATGCGGGAGATGGTTGGTCAGTCCCCATTTGCCCAAGCTATTGGTCAAGCAATGGCAGCGCATATAACAGAACATGTCGCGTTCCAGTATCGTCGGGAGATTGAAAAGATGCTCGGCGTTGAGATGCCAAACGAGGATCAACCGCTACCAGAAGATGTTGAGATTCAACTTTCTAGGCTCGCCAAGGACGCTTCAGAGAAGTTACTTCAGAAAGGTCAGATGGAAGCACAGCAGAAGCAAGTGCAGCAGCAACAGCAAGACCCTGTCGTTCAGATGCAGCAGATGGAAATGCAGATGAAGCAAAAAGAGCTTGAACATAAAATTTCCATGGACACTCAGAAGCTTCAGCTTGATGCGATGACAAAAAGTTCAAATGCACAAATTCAAGCGGAGCGTATTTCTGCTGAGAACCAACGGGAAGGTGCGCGTCTTGGGGTCAAGTTGGCTACCGATCTGGACAACTCACAGCGAGATGACCAGAGGGAAGGCGCAAAGCTGGGTATCGAAATAGCAAAGGAGCTTACTAAGGGAGATGGATGATAACGTATTTACGCTGGTGGGTCGTAAACTGGACGTGTACGAGGACGAATTAAAAACGTACCTCGCGTCTGGCGCGGCGGATAGCATGGAACTTTATAGCCGCATGGTGGGGCGAATAGAGGCTTTGAGGTTTATCAGGGATGATCTCAAAGAGATTGAGACGCGGTATATTGAAAGATAACTTCTTTTAGTGTACCGTACA